GTCCTCTTTTTTATTAACCCTTTTATTAACTTAGCTAAAAATTAATTATGGCAAAGAAAGAACAACAAATTCAAATCATTGCAGATGATAACGGTAACAAAATCCGTGTATCTGCCAACAACCCAGAGTATGCACATGTAAGATTAGTGCAAGAAAAAATATGGATAGCTCCATCAGGATGGGTACGTAAAAGAAACATGAGCACACTATTACACGGTAAGCTTGATGATCTACAAGATCTTGGTATCAACAAAATGAAATATTTACCAGGCCAAATAGTTATAACAGAGTCTCATAACGGTAATGACAGAGACATTAAGTATGCAGGAGATACTGGTGTAATATGTCGTGTAGATGATCAACCAATTTATAGAGTTACTGAGTATGACGCAAGTCACACTAGAGTAGATACATTAATAGCTCACACTAATGGTGATGAAATCAGAGAAGCAAATAGTTTAGCTGCTGCTACTGATGATACTAAGTCTATGATAAGTGGAGAAAGTTTCTTCAAATCAAATGAAGAAGAAGTTGATCCTGCACAAACAAATATTATAGATACTATAGCTGAAGTTGAAGCTGAAGATAAAATGACACCTTTAGAGCAAGAGCTTGATGAATTACTTGACAAGTCTCAAGAAATAGAGGAAGAAGTAGAAGAAGTAGAAGAGATTGAAGAAGAAGTTGAAGAACCAGCTTCATTTAATCTATAAAAATTAAAGAAGAGAGGTGAGTTACAGTAGTTAAATCCTATGCCAAGGGTTGCTACACATAGATAGTATGCTAAACAGAATTTTCTGGCTATCGGTCTGATTCCACTCACCTCTTAACTTTTTACAACAAACATAATAAGGAACAAATTACTCAATTAAAGAAAATTAAAATGCTTACAAAAACTCAAGTACAAACAATCAACTCAGAAAACAGAATAAATAAGTTAGAATATCTAGGTATCCTAGGTGACTATCAAACAATTAGTAAAAATTTAGTGCAAACTGTAGTATATAGTGAACTAAATCAACATCAACACTTTCTATTTAAGAGAGTATTACATGGTTTAAATGTATATAAACCAGAAGAAGTAACACAAATGCATTGGGACAAGAAGAGAAGGATTAAGAAAGTATGGAGACGTGCCCAAAGAGTTATTAATAAATGGAAACAAATGGTGTGCAATAAAAGAGCTAATGAAATACTTGGCCTTTTTACATCAAGTAAATTAGCAGAGGAAATAATCAATGTTCCTGTTAATGAAACAGATAATCAATTCATTAATAACATACAATTAAAAACATTAGGTATAAGTTATGAAGATCTTATAATTAAATTCATAAGTGAAGGATTACTTCCTAATAACTATTATACAATTAAATGAAAGCTAAACGCAAACTGTGTGTTGGCTGTGATAAAGAGCAATTCATCTGGAAGAGTGAAGGTAGGTATAAATATTGTAAGTCTTGTTGGCTAACTAAGGTCCCAACAAAACCACTCAAACGTACACCAATCAAACCATCTAAAAAACCAATTAGAAAAAAGTCTTCTAAGATGAATGCTCTTGACACAGTATATACAGCATTAAGAAAAACATACATGGATAAGTATCCAATGTGTTGTGCACGTTTAGATACCTGTTCATTGTTTGCATCTGATATACATCATAAAAAAGGTAGAGGTAAATATCATAATGATATAACTACTTGGTTATCAGTATGTAGATCATGTCACATATGGATAGAAGAACATCCTAAAGAAGCAATAGAATTAGGTTACTCAATTAAAAGAAATTAAAATGGAAGGATATAATAAAGAATCAAAACAGTACAATACTTTTGCTATGCAATTTGGATGGGGTATGTCTTCTATTTCTAAAGGAACTATAGTAAAACAGTATGAAAAGAAAAAAAGATATAACTATATAGATAAAAGAACTAAGAAATATGGTGCTCAGAGAACTGAGTTATTAAAAAATAAATGATATGGCTAAAGAAAAAGCAATTGAGATATGCAAAAATCTCCAAAGAACTATTAAGACAATCACCACAGATAAAGATGGTAGACATGTTAATAAGACTTTTGACAAACCCAAAACAAGTAGAGCAAGACTAATGACACAAAGACTTGCATTAATTAAGAAGTATAATATTACTAAAGAAGAATTATGAATCAGATTTTAAAAAAAATAAATATGAACATATCAAAAAAGATGTTTAAACAACTAAAACTTAAAAAAGTTTCTGACTTAAAGAAAGAAGCTGCTGAAGTAGAAGAAGCTAGGTCATTAGAAAATGTTGAAAGATTTAAAAAATCATTGGCAATAGTAGATAAAATAGGTAAGAGTATAGGAGAAATGAGAGACTGGGAATCATACACAGATGAACCTAAACTTTATAATCCTTTTCCTATAGACATATTAACATGTAACAAAGAACAAATGTTGCAGATGCTTATACATGCATATGGTACAGCTCAGTATCTGAAAAGTAAAATTCCTGTAACGTCTATGACAGATCATGAAAGATCACTACTTCCTGATGGGGATGATAGAAAGATTAACTTATGAGTAAGGATGACATACAAGAGAAAGCACTATTGGTTGCTAATAGCAATCATAGGTGTGGTCTTGGTATATCTATGGGAGTTGGTAAGACTAGGATAGGCCTACAACATATGGTTAAGAACTATCACCCTATGGTTACATATCTAGTTGTAGCACCTAAGAAATCTATATTTAATTCATGGGATGATGAAATGATTAAGACTGAGATGGAAGGTATGGGTAAACATATTACTTATACAACCTATCTCAGCATTAATAAGCATAACCCAAATGAATATGATGTAGTATACTTAGATGAATGCCACAGTCTTTTAGATAACCATGAAGAATTCCTTAGCAAGTTTAAAGGAAAGATACTGGGCCTAACTGGTACACCACCTAAAAGAAAAGGTACTGAGAAATATAGGATGGTTAGTAAATACTGTCCTATTAAGTATGAGTTCAGTGTTGATGAAGCATCTGATGGTAATATACTAAATCAATATAAGATTGTTATACATTACTTAAACCTATCAGGAAGCAAGTCTTTAGAAAAGAATAACAAGAAGACCGGGGGTAAATGGTATACATCTGAAGTAAATGATTATAATTACAGCACTAATAGATTAGAGCAAGCAGATACTATGAAGAAGAAACAGTTCTTTGGAATACTGCGCATGAAGTCTATGATGACATACTCTACTAAAGAGCACTATGTTAAAGGTATGTTGAAACGTATGGGTCAGAAGTGTATAGTGTTTGCTAACACTCAGAAGCAAGCTGATCAGATGTGTAAGCATAGCTACCACTCAAAGAATAAAAACTCTGAAGATAATCTAGAATTATTTAGTGATGGTAGAATTGACCAGCTGTCATGTGTATTACAATTAAGTGAAGGTGTAAGTATACCTAATCTTAAGCAAGGTATAATAATGCATGCGTATGGTAATGAAAGAAAGACTGCTCAACGTATTGGTAGACTGTTAAGGTTAAATCCTTCTGAGACAGCAACATGTCATGTACTATGTTACAAGGACACTGTTGATGAGAAGTGGGTAACCAATGCATTATCAGGATTTGATCAAAGTAAAATAGAAATTTATAACCCTTTAAATAATTAATTATGGAAGCAATGTATGTAATAGTAGGATTAGCAATATATGTAGTAGGTATAGCAACCGGTATATATTTAGCTAGTCAAATAGAGAAAGATATAGATAAGAGAACAGGATCTAACTATGATGATGAACCTGAATTTGCTAAAAGGAAAAAGAAATAACAAGTATTACAGAGGGGTGGGCATAAAGGCGCTTTTGCCATATAGTTAATACACTTGTCCACCCTGATGTAAACAATTAAAAAAAAATATGGTAATAGTATTAATAGTATTTATGGCAATATACTCAGGTTGTATATTTAATATGTCATATAATTACTCAAAAACAAAATATAATTATGGGAAAAATGAAAGAAATATATATGAAGATGTTAGAGGAGGAGAGTATAGAAACATTACTTCACGTACCACCTAATCCAATAGACACGGATATAAAGTGTCCTAACTGCATGAAAGGAAACCTAGTGTTTATTGCAATTGATGATGTTGTTTGTTATGAAATTGGTTGTGGTCAAACATTTATTCTTGTAGATGCTAAAACAGTGCGTTACAAGTAATGATCACTATCATAATCATCTCTGACGCAGGGGATGAACAGCCTGGCACACACATAATAAAGAACTTATGAAAATAACATATAGCACAATACTAATTAAACGTAACGGACAATTAGAACAAACAATAAAAGCTAAGGAAGATACACTAGATCAAATCATCAAGGATATGCCTGAAGGCACTAAAATAGAGGTGTTTGCTAATACTATAGGTATGAAAGGAAGTAATGCCCAGTTAGCTAAGATTCATGCAATGATCCGTCAACTGGCTAATGATATTGGTGAAGATCCTATAACACTTAAGGAACAAATAAAAGATACAGCAATGGTTACTAAATCATTTGCTGATTGTGATACTGAAGAACTGAACTCTGTTATACAAGCTATATTAACTATAGGAGATTTTACAGGTTCTAACTTACGTTAACCCTTATCATAATATTCTTGTCTGTTCTCTTTACGGTCTTTATAAGCTTTAACAGGATTAACACCTTGTTCAAGAACTTCTTCTGCAGGCATACCAAAATGAGATTCAATAGTGCTTGCAGTTGTAGGTTTGACATCTAAACCTTGTTTTTTGATGTAATCTTCATCATATTTAATTTTACCGTCATCACCTATTGTTATACCCATACGTTTTGCTAATTCTTCAGCACTTAATGGATCAACATCTTGAACAGGAGCTTCACTCATAAATTGCTTATCTACACTCTTGAATATAGCTTCTTTATCAAAAGCTTCAGCCATTCCTGTTTTTTCAGCAATATTTGATATTTGATTTATTAAAGCATAACAACAATAGAAAGCTATATCATAATTATCATACTTAATTTTCTTGTCTATCTTATTTTGAAGCATATCTTTAACTTTCATAAGACTACCAACAACTGTATATGGTTCTTCTGATTGCATTAGATAATCCATTTGGACTCTTAAATGTTGTAAGAACATACCATCAATAGGAACCATAATCTTTTTATCTACAGGTAATCCTACAAAAGTATTATCAGGAAGTTTTTTAATTTTTTCATAATGTTTATTAAACATTTCAGAATTTTCCTCTTGAATTTTAATAAATTCCTCATCAGTAAGTTTAGCCATAATTGTATTATTTATACTACAAAGATACTAAATATTTAGAATAAACAGATAGTTTTTATTATATTTGTAAACCAAAAAAAACAAAAATGCTAGAACTATTACAAGAAATAATAAAAGATAAAATAACTCCTAATCAATTGTTATTACTATATGCTATAGAAGCATCAACAAGTTACCCTCAAATAAATCCTCATTTAGAATCAAAAGGATTAAGAAAAGAAGGATATATTATAATGAATGAAGATCTTGAAACAGGTTGTGAGCTATCAGTAACAGGGAGAGCTTTAAAAATTAAGTATGATAATTTTTTTATCAAAGCTAAGAAGAAGACTAACTCTATCTTAATGGGTAAAGATTATATAAAAAAAGTAGAAGATTGGAGAGAGTTGTGGCCTGCACGGAAATTACCTAGTGGTAAACCTGCTAGAACAAACGTAAGAACCCTAACAAATAATTTTAAATGGTTCTTTGAGAACTATGATTATACTTGGGAAGAAATATTCAAAGCTACCAATAGATATATAGATCAGTATGAGCTTACTGATTATCTATATATGAAAACAAGTCAATATTTTATAGCAAAATCTGATTCTTCTAAAGTAAAACTTTCAGAGTTAGCTGACTGCTGTGATATGTTGAAAGAAGGACTAGATGAAGACACTAACCACTTTAAAGAAAGAGTTGTATGATCACACCAGAATGGGAAGGACAATATAAAGCTTTTAATGAAGCACTTAGATACATGCTTGACAGACAGTCAGGCAAAGAGAGATCTATTCAAACACCATGGCCTAAGTTTAATGATGCTATGACAGATGGATTAGAATGGAATACTCTTACAGTAATAGGAGGAAGACCGGGGTCAGGTAAGACACTAATTAAAGATCAAATTATTAGAGAGTCATTTATACTTAATCCTGCTGAAGACTTCAGGGTTTTAGAATTTCAATTTGAAATGGTTGGTAGAACCTCAGCAATTAGAGAGTTTAGTTCTATTACAGGTAAAACATATAAAGAACTCTGCAGTGCGGGAACTGTATTAACTACTAACACATTTGATACATGTCATTCACATGCAAAAGAAAGGATAAAAAGTCCTGTTGATATAATATCTACACCTATGACTGTAAACCAAATGCGTGAACAAATAGATGCATATATGGAATTACATAAAGGGAAGAAAACTATTATAACTTTAGATCATACTATCTTAGTAAAGAGAGCACCATATCAGAACAATAGATTAGACATGTTATTTGAGTTAGGTGAATTCTTTACCCAAGTTAAACGTGAATATCCATGTATGTTTATTGCTTTATCACAACTCAATAGAAATATTGATAGTCCTGACAGAGCAATTGATGGTAAGTATGGAAATTATGTACTTGAGTCAGATATATTTGGATCAGATGCAATGTTACAACATGCTGATACATTAATAGGTCTTAACAGGCCTGCTAAACAGAAGATTAGATTGTATGGACCTGATAAATATATTATTGAAGATGATAAAACATTAGTATTACATTTTCTAAAAGCAAGAAATGGGGATGCCCGTATGAGTTTCTTTAAAGCTGCTTTTGAGAGAATGCAAATCATGGAGATGGACACACCTCCTCAACAAGAAAGAAGATGAAAATGACACCAGAAGAACGTAAAGCAAGTGTAAAGAGTCTATATGAAGAACATGCAGATTACTTTAAGGTGAATCAAATAGATAAACCAGCATATATACCTAAAATGGCATACAGGCCAGCAGGTAAGGATGAATTACATGTTACATTCTTTCCTAGTGAACTAGAAAATAACATGGATATATACACAGAATTTGTAAGTATAGAGTATGCAACAGAAGATCCTAAAAGGACACTATACTTACTTAAGTTTAATCCACACTGGAAAGAAGAGTATGAATTAATTACAAGTAACTCAGGATTTCAAAGACACATGGTACCAGTATCTGAACTAAAAGTAATCAATGATATAGTTAGTAGAAAGAAAGAATGGGTATCAGCTACAGAAGAAAATAAAGCTGAAATAAATTTAACTGATCCTGATGAAAGGGATATAGTTAATGTATTAAAAGGAATAGAAAAAGCACTACTAAGTATTAATCAAAAATTAAATAAATAATGGCACAAAGTGTATTAGTCATAGCAGACTCCGGGACAGGAAAGTCCACAGCAATTAGGACATTAGATCCTAAAGAAACATTTATAATTAACATTGCAAACAAACCTCTACCTTTTAAAGGTTGGAAGAAAGACTATAGTTTAATATCTAAAGATAATCCTAAAGGTAATATGACTTCAGCTTCATCCGCTCCAGGTATTGTTAAAGCAATGCAACATGTAAATGATAAGATGACACATATAACTAATCTTATTGTAGATGATTGGCAGTATATGTCTAGCTTTGAATACTTTGATAGAGCACATGAAAAAGGATATGATAAGTTTACTCAGATTGCAGCTAACTTAGCACAGGTTGCTAAGATGCCAAAAGATATGAGAGAAGACTTAACTATATTTTTCTTGACTCATTCTGAGGAATCAGTAGATGGTAACGGTAATAGAAAAGTTAAAGCTAAAACTATAGGTAAAATGATAGATAATACATTAACTTTGGAAGGTCTATTCTCTATAGTATTATTTGGTAGAGTAAAGAAAACAGATGATGGTTTAGAGTATGGGTTTGACACCCAAAATAATGGAGAGAACACATGTAAATCTCCAATGGACATGTTTGAAGAGTCCTTTATAGATAATGATCTACAGTTAGTTAAGAACTGTATAGCAGAGTATGAACAATAAACAATTAATTAATCAAAAAAAAGTAAAGATGTTAAACACAAAAGACATGAGCGTAGGCTCAGGAAAAGCAAGACCTTTAATGAGTCCAGGTAACACAACAGTTAGAATCAATTCTATTTCATTAGATGTAACTCCTTATGACAAGGATGCATATAATATTAACTTACATATGGAAACTGAAGCAATGGGCGGAGAGTTTGAAGGATTTTATAAAGATAAGAATAATGAGTCTCAAGGTAGATATGAGGGTCAAATTGGAAGAGTAAGAGTATCACCTTTTCCATATAAAGATACAACATTAGCAAGCGGTAGAGAAATTAGTAGAGATCAAGAGATCTTAAAGTCTATGATTTTCTTAAGTGAAACATTAGGATTAAGAACTGAGTTAGATGCTATTGAGGCAAATACAATTGAAGACTTTGTAGTATCAGTAAACAAACTAGTATCTAATAGTTCTTTCATCAAAGTTTGTTTAGCAAGCCGTGAGTGGGAAAACAAAGAAGGATATGTCAATAATGATTTATATCTTCCTAAGTTATCTAAAGATGGTGTACCTATGGAAGCTATTGATGTTGAAAATTCTAGACTAATTACATTTAATGAGGCTACACATGTTAAGTCATTAGCAAAAAAAGCTGAAAGCAATGGTCAAGTTAAGAGAGACTTTGAACCAGCTACTGCTGCAGGTAAGTCAGACTTTGAACTGTAATATTTAAATAGAGGGGATGGGAAACTGTCCCCTTTCTATTACTATGATTACAACTAAGAACTTTGCAAGTGATAAGAAAGATATAAAAAGCAGTTGGGTATTTGAATATTACTTAGATTTACCAGAGAGGTTAACAGGTCAGGATGTTAAGATTAAGTCTATCTTTAACGCTAATGATAAGTCTCCTAGTATGTTTATATATTTAGATACTAACCGTAATGAATATAGATATAAAGATTTTTCTACTGGTAATCAAGGGAGTAAGGTTGACATAGTTCAAGCATTATTTGATTTATCATATTCTCAAGCTTTATTCAGAATAGTAGAAGATCACAATACATATATTAGAGAGAATGGTACAATGGATGATATTGAATATGTACCTGTTGCTAAATATCAAGTAGATTATATAAAGAACCGTGAATGGACTGAAAATGATGCAGAGTATTGGTTACAGTATAACATTGGAACAACTTTATTAAATACATTTAATGTTAAACCAATTGAATACTACACTATGGTAAAGGAGAATGTTGATGATATAAGTAAGATCACTATCACAAATCTCATGATCTATGGTTACTATGACAAACACGGAGATATATATAAAATATACCAACCTAAACAAAAGAAACGTAAGTTTATAAAAACTAAAAAGTATCTTCAAGGATTAGATCAATTAACATATAATAAAAAGTATTTAGTAATATGTAGCTCACTAAAGGATGCATTATGTGTACTAAGCTTTAATCTAGGTGTAGAAGTTATTGCACCTGACTCAGAAAATACTATGATAAAACCATATATAATCCAAAATCTATTGTCAAAGTATAAGAAAGTAGTATGTTTGCTGGACAATGATGAGGCCGGGCTAATAGCAATGGAAAAGTATAAGAAGATATATAAAATTGATTCAGTACATCTTAAATCAGAAAAAGATATATCAGATGCTGTTGCTAAGTATGGAGCAGAAGCAGTTAAGCCTAAATTATTTAAACTAATAAAAGAAAAAATATGAAATGGTGGATACCTGGTAATGTACCAAGCTCAAAGAATAGCCGTCAGTGGACCGGTAAATATTTTATTGTAAGTAAAACAGTAACTAAATATAGAGATGCAACTAAAAAAGAGTTTATAAGAATAGCTCCTCAGTTTAGACATGAGCTTAAAAAGTATGAGCTCCCTTTGCATATAAAATTTACATACCATAGAGGTACAAAACATAAATTTGATTACTTAAATCCTTGTCAAACAACACAAGATGATATGGTTAAACATGATTGGATTGAAGATGATAATTGTGATTTTATTATACCGTCTTTTGGAAAGTATTCATATGATAAAGAAGACCCCGGAGTATATATTGAAATAGTTGAAGAACTCAATAAATTAAAAGATGAGTGAAATAAAAAAAGAAAAACTTAACATAACTAAATTTAATAATTTACAGAAAATGTTTGAATCCTCACTTGATGAGGATTTTTTTTTGGCATTATCTATGTGGGCGAAGCATGATATATCTCAATCATTGAATACAATAATGGGCAGAAGGTTAAGCTATAAGTTAGACCATGGTCAAATGGTACTGTTTAAAAAAGCATTCCTTACCTTCTGTTATGACACATCAATTCACAAATTATTAGATTACATAAAAGATGAAGTTGGAACTAAAGATCTTCTAGTGAACCAACTATTAAAAGAAGAACTCCTATCTACAGTACAAACTATGTTGAGTTATCATGACTTAGCAGAAAATTTTAAATTAACAACTAAACAAATATTATTATATGAAGAATGTAGTTGACATAGTAGCTAAAGCTACTAAAACTTTAATGTTCAAAGAACCATTTTATGGTTTATTTCTCATTGGTTTAAATAAAAAATATAGAGATGATATACCTACAGCAGGTGTAAGTAAAAATGGAATTGGTGTACAGCTAACTATGAATCCTGAATTTATATTATCACTTACAGAAAAACAAAGAATAGGATTAATTAAACATGAACTATTACATATATCCTTTGGGCATCTTATATTAAGAGAAATCTATCCTGATCATAAGTTATTTAATATAGCAGCTGATCTAGAGATCAATCAATACATAGAAAATGATTACCTACCTGAAGGTGGTTTAACTTTAGAGATGTTTCCTGAACTAAATTTAGATACTAAAGCAGGTACCAAGTATTACTATGATAAGTTACAACAAGCTTGTGAGGATGGCAACTGTCCTAACTTAGAAAACATCTTAAAACAAATGGATGGTAATAGTCCTTATGATCACCCTACATGGCAAGAGTTTGATGATCTATCTGAAGCTGATAAGAAACTTATACAAAAACAAGTTGAACATCAATTAAAAGAAACTGCAGAACAAACTGAAAAAAAGTGTGGTAATGTTCCCGGTGAACTAGCTGAGATAATTGGTAGGTTAAGACATATTGAACCACCATCATTTAATTGGAAACAATACCTTAGGAGGTTTGTTGGTAATTCATCTATCTCTTATACAAAGAAGCTTAGGCGTAAATATAACAAACGTTATGCTGCTAATCCTGGTCTTAAGATTAAATTTAAGAATCATATCCTTGTTGGTGTTGACACATCAGGTTCTGTATCTAATGATGAGCTTAAAGAATTTATGAGTGAGTTATGTCACATGCATAAGACAGGTCATCAGATAACTGTAGCTCAATGTGATACACAGATAGGTAGTGTAGAAGTATTCAACCCAAAGAAAGATTGGGATATAGTAGGAAGAGGAGGCACAAGTTTCCAACCAGTAGTTGATCTCTATAATGAGAAGAAAGGGCTTTATACAGCTCTAGTATATTTAACAGATGGTGAAGCATATACACCTGAAAACTGTCCAGCAAATGCTCTATGGGTACATAGCACACGGTGTAGAATAAATGAAGACTTACCGGGACAAAAAATACAATTAAACTAATAAATTAAAAAAAAAGAAAATGGCAGAAGTAAATTTAAACATTGAAGAATTAGAAGGATTTGTAGATCACATTATATCTAACAATAGATTCTTACAAAAAGATGGTAAAAACCCTGTAGCTGTAGAAGTAGTAGGTGAATCAGGTATTGGTAAAACATCAGCTGTAATGCAAATGGCACAGAAACATAA